TATGCTTTCCTGCCTTCATTTCTGTCTTGATATTTTTACTGATGGTCTTAGCGGAGTAGCCTTTCTTCCGTAGTAGCTTGGCCTCATCATCATCCACACTACATCAGCATCCTGCTCAATGCTTCCAGACTCTCTGAGGTCAGACAGCTGAGGCATCTTATCAGGCCTGTCATCTACTCGCCTGGATAATTGGCTAAGTGCAATCACAGGCATCTTTAGCTCTCTTGCCAGAATCTTGAGTCCTCTACTTATCTCAGAAATTACATTGACACGGTTGGTCTCCTTTGGATTGCTTGACTCCATCAGCTGCAGGTAGTCAAGGAAGATGACCTTGATGCCAAACTTCCGTTTCCACATGGTTGCCCTTGTGCGCAGCTTCCTGATGTCTAATGCCCCAGAGTCAAATATCTTGACATTCCACTCTCGCATTGATGCTACTGCTGAACTTAGCGCAGACTTATCCATAATGTTGAGGTCACCTTGCTTGATCCGGAAGGCATAGACTTGGCTTTCTTGAGAGGCCAGCCTCTGGATTAGTTCCTGCTTAGACATCTCAAGGCTGAATAGGCCACAGCCTATCCCTTGCTTGGCTAAGTTACGCACAAGGCTTACAACTAAAGCTGACTTTCCCTGCCCAGGTCTTGCGCCTATGATAGTAAGCTCTCCATCGGTAAAGCCTCCGCACATTGCATCCAATCTGCTCATTCCGGTTGAGTAGCCAGCCATTGACTTATTAGCCTTATTTAGCCATCCATCTTCAGCCTCCGCAACTGATGCGCTGAAGTTATCATCTTCCTTTATGATTGCCTCAGTGAGCAACTTGTCAGCCTCAAATTGAATCTTAGCTAAGTGGTCAAAGATGTCAAATTGGTCAGAAGCTGCGCCTTGAAGGAGGTCATGAGCAATCAAGTAAGCCCTGTGTTTAAGATACTGCTCAACAAGAATCCGGCAGTGTATTTCAATCTTTCCCAGGCTTTCAAGGCTTGAGTAGATTTTTGAAACATACTTTATGCCTCCGGCATCTGCCAGAAGTCCTGACCTCTTGAGAGTAGCTACTACTGTCTGAAGGTCTACTTCTTCGCCTGCGTTCTGCTGGGCTTCAATGGCCTTAGCTATTAGCTTGTTTTCTGGCACTAAGAAGACTTCGGTGCTTGGTAGTACTCCGAAAGCTAAAAGCCTGTCTTCAGCTGAGAGCATCATGCCGGACAGCACTTGCTTCTCTACCTGTTCATTTGTAAAATTCATCTGGTTTCGATTGTGCCACTAAAGTCTAATAATTTATGATGCGGAGGCCTCCACTCGCCTGGTTTTTCTGCCGGAACATAATGGGAGGCTTCTTTTTTGTTTTTAGAGAAAGAGGATTGATTCCTTGCCCAAGTAGCCAGCCTTCTGCTGATGTCAAAGTATTTCTCAGCTTGATATCTCATTTTGCCTTTTGAGTTCCGCTCAGTCCAATAGGCTTGAAACTCCGCAAGCATTGACTTGTCATACTTAGACTCAAAACTTGATAGGTCTAAAATATTTGACTGCTCTTGATTTAGTTCTATAGTTCTATTGTTATTTAGTTCTACTATGTTGGGCAGTGTCTCATACTGTGCTTTGGTCAGTGCTTCGGGCAGTGCTTCAGTATCTGCTTTGGTATTTTTGCCCCAAGCAACTACTACTGCTTGATGCTGATTTTTCGCCTCTTGAATGATTTTTATGAATCCAAATTCTACAAGATCCTTCAAGCACTTTGAGTAGGTCTTATAGTTTCTGATTCCGGTTGCCTCCATTGTGACACCAGAAGGAAGGCCAAACTTTTCTTTTTGGCTTAACTTATTCCAATGGTAAAGAAGATAGAAATAAAGCTCAGTGTGAGCATGAGTTACTTTGTCAGGATGCTGGAATCTAAACTCAAACCAGGCATCAGTTAATTGATATCCATTCATAGTTTAATTTTTAAAAATTACTAAATCAGTATTATCACTTTCAGGAAATAATGATATAATGTTTTTATTCAATTCAATTTTATAAAGGTTTATGTCATTGCTCGCTTTAAATCCTACATGGTTTATCTTTCCTTTTTCCCATACAGCATACTTTTTGAAACCCAATGCAGACCAAAAGTTATTTGACTCTAAATCTTGTCTGCATCTGAGAGTAAAACCTATACGGTGGAATTTTTCACAAAACTGCCTACAAACATCAATTAGTGCAGTTCCATAATGCAACCTTCTTGCATCGTTTCTAATGGCTATCTGCTGAATTTTTGCATACTTATATGCTGCCTTTCCAGGTGTTATTAAAACATATCCAACTGGATCATTGTTAGCTTCACATATTAGCACTACAAAGTTTCTTTCGCCACCAAAAACATAGTTATCCCAAACTGTTTTTTGAATAAAACCAACTGCAAAGGAATTTTCTTTTTGCAGCTTGTCTATTAGTAGCATGTCATTGATAGTAGAATTTCTAACTATCAAATTATTTAATTCATCATTGTACAGGATATTTATAAGCCCTGTTGCACAATCAAATTTTCCTAAATTCATAAAAACAAAAACCACATCCGGCTTTCCCTGCTACGACCAGCCAAGAGTAAGGCTGACAGGTACTGACCGAATGTGGCTTTTAATTTCTTCATAACTCTTTACTAAACCGGGGTCGTAATCCGGGGCTTTCGCCTGTGCAATAATAACTACTTTTTTTCTAAATCAGCCTTTTGAATAATTTTTAGCCTATATTCATTGAGAGAGTTGCCTCTATGAAATCCTGTAATAAGGCCTGTTTCCTTGTGCTTTTGCCATAGTGTGGCACTTGTTTTACCTACAGCAGGTTCAAGGTAGATGTCTTCAAATAGCTGAGGTCTAAGATACTTTCTCCAGACATTTATTTTACGCATTCTCCTTATGCCTCCATCCATGATCCTTATAACATTGTAGCCCAATTCAGACCAGAACTTATTAGCATCTAAATCAAATCCACACCTAAGAGTAATGCTGTTGGAGTAGGCATCTTTTGCATATTGCTCCATTACTGTTGCCAGCATTGCACCATAAAGCTTTCTCCTTGCATCATATTCAATGCAGACCTGATGACATTTTACATCGCCACCAGCAGCACCAACATACAAATATCCAGCAGGCTGACCATTTAGTAGACCTAAAAATAGCCTACCATTTTCCTTTTCCCTCTCAAATACCTGCTTAGGATAAAAGCTAAGAGCTTCAGCATTTTTCTTCTGGAGCATATCAATATAAAGAAGCATCTGAGGATGGTCTTTAACTACAATGAAGTCTTCCATAGTTAATCTTGGCTAAACTCATTTATGTGATCAAAAAATTTCTGCGCCTCTTCCTGGTTCATGTCGAATATCTGCCAGACAAGCTCAATGATTGAGCTGTTTATAGTGTCTTCAGCCTGCGCCATCTCCTCTCCTAACTGCTGGTGCAGGAATTTTTCAAACTGAGTGGCATCATTCATAAGCCTATTGAAGTGCATCTTGACATCATGCCGGAGCTTGAGGTCTGAGTACTTAATGACACTTCCTGTCTCAAGCACTCCCTTGACAAAGCAGGTGAATTTTGTAAAATCTTTCATTGCCTTACTGCCCAAAAGAAAAGCACACTCATACCAATTGCGAAGAAGCCAAGAGCAATGGCTAATGTCATCCAGGCTTCATGATGCCTTTTAGCCTCCTGATAGGCCTCATCCATTAGCTCATGTTGCTTCATCCAAAACTCCTTAGCGAGTTTCTGGCCTTCATTGTCCTTTCGCAGGACAGCAGCTGCTTCCTTATGGTAATCCCTGCTTCTCCTGTGATTGTCGCTATTGCGCCTACATTGTGCGAGTTGCGCCTCTAAATTTTCTGTCATTTGGTTAGATTTTTTTGCAAATAAAATGCAATCAAATTGACATCACCAAATAAATCAGGAAAAGACCATTAAGCTATTTTTAAACCACCACAGGCTTGCTGCCCTTCGGAGCTTATAAGTCTCTTCAATCTCAAAGCTAAAGCCCCTGATGAGCATCTGCTGAATGATGTACTCATTGCTTCTGCAATTGACATGACCATCACCATCCTGCCCAGGGATTGCCCAAGATAGGATCACCACACCGCAGGCATGGTTAGTGATATTGTTAAGGAAGGTGCTTTCAAACTTGTCTGGGATATGCTCGCCTACCTCAAGTGACATCACGCAGTCAAACACCTGCCCAAGCTCAAAGTGCTGGCTTAGGTCAAGCACCTGCCCTACTCCTCCGGTGAGCTTCTCTGTGTTAGGATTGCCATCATAAGCCTGGCAGTTGATGCCTTGCTTTGTGAACTGCCGGACATAGTTGCCCATTCCACATCCGAAGTCTACCAGACTCTTGTAGCCTTTCTTAGTAAGTAGCTTCTGGATGGCAATAGCCAGCCTTGTGTCATGCGCATGGCCTTCGCCTGTCTGATTCTCCCAAAAGCCTTTAGGATTGATTTTCATGGCTGCAATTTACCGATGCCATAGTACCAATCAACTGCTGCTATGACCTCTTCAAGTGACCAGGAGACTATCACCATCCAATTGCGCTCTACTAATTTGTCAAGGACTGCAAGCTGATGCTCCGAAGGCTTATTGTAGCCTACCTTCAGCTCAATGGCAAGACCAGCATAGCCATGCTTACTGTCTAATATGAGGCAATCAGGAATGCCGGACTTGACTCCCATCTGCTTTAGTTTGGCTGCCTCAAGCCCATGCCGGCTGCCTCCATTAGGACAGTGAAACCAGAAGCTGCCAATCAGGTCAAGATAGCGAGCTACTGATTTCTGGAAGTGATCCTCACTGCCCTTGTACTTTGGGAACTTATCACTTGCCTTAATTGCAGGCACATTGTCTATCATTTCAAAAAAAAAGCCTGCCATTACTTTTTGCACTTAAATTTGCGCAATCTAAATCAATTGAAACTATGGACTTAATGAAGGTTTCCGACTTCTGCCGGAAGTATAAGCTACCACCACACCGATTCACTCGCTATAAGTATGCATTTAAGGTAGCCTATCAGGATGGCTACACTAAGCCTTGGGTGATTGTCAATGAGGCTAACCTGGAGCTTGTCAGGGAGATTTTGCAGCACACCGGCACAAGGCCAAAGAAGCAGAGGCTGAGCTATGATGCCTATAAGCAGAAGTATGGCCTGACCAGCGATCACTTTCAAAAGGTGTGGCACAGGTTGCAACTTGAGGAGAAGGAAGGCCAGATGCTGATAGTAGACACTCGCCAGAATTATGCCCTTCTGAAGCACGGTAGGCTGATTCGAAAAAAAATGTGAGATATTTTTGCAGATAATTTTGCAGATATAATTGCACCTATTATGTTTGCCTCAAGTTCTACAAACCAAAAACAATTACAGACATGACAAAGGCAAAATCATTCGACTTCGTAGCAATCAACGGTAAAGCTCCTATCGTAGCTAAAGAGAGCGAAAAAGCAGTTCAACTTACTATCACACTCTGGTCATCTAATGGTCACTCTGCAATCGTAAGTGAGCAGTGGTTTCCAAAGTCAGTAGTAAAGGAGCAGGATGGTAATTACTTTATTGCTTCTTGGTTTGCCAATAAGCATTGGGCTGACCGTTCATTGAAATTTAAGCCTAACTATGATTGGACTAATGTTCAAGGTCTTAACTTCTAATCAATCTATAACCATAAGCAATTACTAAGATGACAACAGCAGAAATTTATGACCTCGTTCAAGACCTCCGGTCTCAAATCACATTGATTCAGAATCACATTGAGAATGATACCCTCATAGTTCAAGAAGGAACTATTGATGCTTACCTGTGGGATGCCCAGCAAGCACTTGGTCAAATTATTTCAATCATTGAACCTAATCCTTACCTGTAATCATGACCAAGCAGCACCCTCAGATGACCAACAAGGATCTACTGATTCTGACCGCCAAGCTCTTTGCAATCTGGATTGCTGGAGCTATTATCCAAGCACTTTAATTTTGTTTCATTTATAATTTATCAAACCAATGGCTATTATCGCAAAATCAACCGGAGAAAGCACTCAGAGAGAGCTTATCCCAGCAGGCACTTACATTGCCAGATGTTATTCAATTGTCCATGTAGGGCATGTCAAGCAGACCTACTTAGGTGAGGAGAAGCTTGTAGACCTTGTGCGCTTCACCTGGGAGCTGCCTACTGAGCTGCGCTGCTTCTCTGCCGACAAAGGAGAGCAGCCATGCGCCATCAGCAAGGAGGTCACACTATCAATGAATGAGAAGTCCACACTGCGCCAGATGATTGGACAGTGGAGAGGCAAGGCTATCACTGATGAGGAGGCTAAGCTCTTCGATATTGCCAAGCTATTAGGCCAGCCATGTATGCTCAACATCATTCATCAGCCCTCTAAGGCTAATCCAGAGAAGGTCTATGAGCGCATTGCCGGAGTGATGCCGATGATGAAAGGCATGACTTGCCCTGCCCAGACTAACCCAAGCTTTGAGTTCTCAGTCTGTGAGTATAACCAGGCGAAGATGGATAGCCTGCCTAACTTCCTTCAAGAGATGATCAGAGGCAGTAAGGAATATCAGGCACTCTTATCTGCGCCTCCTAAGCCTGCTGCGCCTGCTCCTGCTCCGGTGACTACAGGCTATGAGCAGAAGGTAGGCCAAGTGGTGACTAATGCGACTGAAGAACTTGATGAACTCCCATTCTAAGTCATGGCAAGCCTTTTTCAGCTTACATTAGAAGAACTCTCCTTCATCGAATTGATGGAGGAGAATGGCGGGGAGGTCACAGATGAGATTCTGGAAGACCTTGCCATTAGGAGAGACAACTTCCAGCATAAGGCTGAGGCTTACACTCGCTTTATTTTGAAGCTTGAGTCAGAGGCTGATGCTGCTGCTGCTGAGATCAAAAGAATCCAGGCCTTAAAGAAGGCCAAGGATAACACAGTAGCTCGCCTTAAAGAGCATCTTCTGGCAGCCCTTATGGTCTTCACTCAAGAGGATGCAAAAGGCATCAGAAGGTTTGAGACTCCGCTGGCTAAGCTTAGCACTCGCAAGAGCATAGCAGTGGAGATATTAGATGAAGATGCAATTCCTGCTGACTTCTGGGTCATCAAGAAGGAGGTCAGCAAGTCCACGATAAGCACTGCCATCAAGGATGGTGCAACAGTACCAGGGGCGCAGCTAAAAGAGAATTTAAGCCTTGCTATCCGGTAATTGTTTTTTGGTTAAATAGGTAAACAAAAAAAGGGAGGCTTCTGGCCTCCCTCTTTATTTAACTGCTTTCCTAATTAAGGAGCAACAGCAGTCACGAAGTCAGCAGTGAATACACCATTAACTCCAGCATTGACATCTCCAGCAGGGAACATGCCATCATTCGGTGAGAATGTGTCATAATTCATACTAATGAAGACATTATATTCCTCGGTGCATTCCGACGGGAGTATGCGAAAATCAGCTGATACCCGCTCAAGGCCTGGAAGTGGCGCAGTGAAGCGAGTCATTGTGCCGATGTTGCCAAACTGACCAACATACTCAAGGAACGGAGTGAACACGATGCTACCAGGAGCAAAAACGATGGCTGCATCTTCGCTTCCAAGTCTGGTGTTGACATTAGGATCGAAGTAGAACTCAGCAAGTCCGGTGTTGTCACGAACAGTGCTGAAGTTGATGCCATTTGCGCCCTGACCGAAGTAACGAGAATCATTCATCCAAACTCGCTGAAGTGCGCCTGCACCACCAATGATGATAGGTGCGCCATTGAAGCCTGTGTTCATGTAGTTCTGCTTCATGGCAAAAAGGCCAGCAGCATAGATTGACCCATCAGCACCTTCTACAGTGTAGCTTGGGTTTGCAGCACCGCCATACCAATTACCAGCAGAAGCTTGAATCTGAGTAAGCAGGTCATCATTGACAGCTTGAATCAGAGCATTGGTGGAAAGCTGGATGTCATTGTAAAGCTCACGCACTACTGACAAAGCACCTTGAGCAGCACCGATGCCAGCTGCCCGCTCCGCAATCATACCCGGAGAATTTGCCCCGGTGATTGAAATTAGACTCGAATACGCCTCACAGTATGTCCGAAGCTGGGCTTCAGTCATGGTGAAGGACACCTGCTTAAAGTTGTTGATTTGCAGGGTCTCTTCGATGTAGTTCATCTGAGGCCCAGCATCGCAAGACTTAGTATCAACGACATCAGAAGGCAGTTGACGCTGCTTGTACACAACACGCACTTCTTTAGAGTGGCCTGTTCCATTGTCATTGGCCTGGCGAATGATTTGTCCAGCACGGAGGTTGGAAGGATCAGTTAAGGCAGCAAGTGTGCCTCCCATGATACCAACATTCTGAGGGTTGTTTATTAAGTTGTCTGAGAGCGAAGTAAGAATCGCTGGGCAGACATTAGCTGTAGATAGTGACATTTTTTAAATGTGATTAAATGCTAATGCATCTTGGTTGCAATCGAATCAATCTGTGCAAGAGCAGACCTGACTTGTTGCGGAAGTTGTGTGCCTTGACTAACCACAGGGGCAGTCGGGAAAGATGGTGTGCCTGCTGTGAATTGACCAGAGTTAGTGCCACCTACTCCCTGTTCCTTCAACAGCTTATTCTCCTGCAAAACTAATGCAGAAAGGTCAGAATACGAAAACTCCCTTCCATTGTGGACAAGTGGCAGGCTTGGGTCTTTAGCATTGACAAGCTTAGCTGCATTGCGCTCTGCATCATAGATGATCTGCCCATCTAAGGCTGCAAGCTTGCGCTCAAGAACTGCCTGGTAAGCTGGCACTCTGGCTGCCTCTGGGATTTGGTCATTCCATTGGATTCCATTCAGCTGAGTCTGCTCCCACAGTTGCTTCATCTTAGAAACATATCTCTGCTCAATCAGTGACTTGTCGGCTTCAGCCTTATTAACCAGGTCATCATACTTAGCCTGAGCTTCTGCCATCTTTTTGAGGAACTCCTCAGATTGATTAGTATTGACAGAGTTCTTGGCTTTCTCCTCAAGCTCCTTTAGCTTCTTAAGTGCAAGCTTCACCTTGTCACCGGAGTTCTTGGTTACCTTTAGCTCCTCTACTGAGTTGCTGTCCAGCCCGTACTCCTTAGCCATCCTGATTATTTCCTCATCATAGCCCATCATGTAATTGCTGATGAAGTGCTTTTTTAGGTCTAAGCTTGTCTTGGCAAGCTCAAAGTCATAGAGGTTGGTATTGAACTTATTGCTGATGGCCTCTGGGACTGCAATGTCATTCAGCACAGATGCTGAGATCATCAGGTTGAATTCTGGGTCTTCAGATACCCCAGCTCTTTTGGCCTGCTGGATTAAAAATTCCTTGATATTCATAATTATAGGCTTTCAGATGGAGCAATAAAATTTAGAGGACTATCCAGATCATTGTCTGGCAGCTCAATGTCACCTTCTACGGCTGCCTTGCGCTTGCGCTTTGGCTTCTCTTCCTCTTCAGTGATTGTTGCAGTGGATGCTTTGAACTCAGCCTCCATCTCTGCCCTCAGTTGTGCCTTCAGCTCCTCCTTCAGTTTGCTAAGAAGCTCCGGATTGCTCAGAGAGTTCTGGTCAATTGGATGCATAACCTTACCGATGTAAAGCTCACCATGAGGCCTAATTTTAGACCAGCTAAAAGACCGCTTATTGACAGGCTTAGAAAGTTCACGAAGTGCTGCTTGAGCATTTACTGTTACTTCATAAGGGATGTCTTGTGCGCCTGTTGCCGGATTCATCTGCCAGCGAATGACCTTAACTAAAGCACGGTTGCCACCTGTCCTGATGGCATCACGGATGTATTGTAGATTATCCATTTTATAAAAATTAAAGTTGTTGCGAAATTATTAGCCTGTGTGATGAATCTGCGTTTTGAATCGCTCTTGGTAAGCAATTGCAGGCCGGAAGCCATAGGCCTCCATATCACTCTGGATGTCGGCAGTCATGGCATCAAGGCCATTGGTCTGCACTTCGGTGCGCTGAAGCAATATCTGCGCTCCTTGAAGACTTAATATATAGGCATGAGTAAGCCACATGCCATCTCCATACCAGAGGTCAGGCAGGCCTTCAATATCTACCTTCTCAATGGTCTGCTTCTTGTAGCCAGCATAGTACTCCCAGCCTAAGTGCAGGAAGTCGAAGTGAGGCATTGCATCCCAATTGAGCAGCAGGTTTCTTAACTTGGAAACATGGAATCTGGCATCATCCTCCAGGATTAGGACAAACTCTCTGCCATCATCTACTTGCCTCTGCCATAGTTCCCGGTGTGATGCAAAGCAGCCAATCTCACCAAGTGACATGTTAGGCCTCTTGTGCGCCCTCTTAATACTGTTGTCTATTCGGTGCTTTATCCTGTTGCCATCATTAGCCACATGCCACATAGCAGGTGTATTGTGCCTATCTCTGATGTCTAATGTATTGAGATGCTGGACAAGCTTGTGCCTTCTTAAGGCTGCCTTCTGGAGGCTTATATAGTAGATGGCATCAACAGGTAACTTCACAATTGATCCGTTCAGTGACTGTGAAGTCAATTGCGAAAAAGTAGGTTTCAAAATTTCGCTCTGGCAGTCCGAAGTACTGATTGGCGATTGCCTTTGAGTTGAAGTCTGTGCCGGCATATGTGATACCCTTAGTTCTGTTGATTATTGATGCAATGGCAAACTCGCCATTTTCAAACTTGCTGTTAGCCACTAACTTAAAATTGACAGTGCGAAGCAGGCTACCTGCTCTGCCTCCTGCCGGAGTAGCTTCTACTGATGCGCTCTCCCTGACCAGGAACAGGACAAGAGGATAAGTGTCATTGACTGCGCAGTATGTTTGCCCATCCTTGGTCACATAGTTCCCTGCTGATCCCTCCACAATGCTCTCCACTGCCTCGCCATAGTTCAGCAGAAGCTGGCCTGTGTAGGTAGCCTCCAGATTAGCGCATAGATTCTTGATTGCGCTCTCCACATTGACCTTAGTGACTGTCATCTGCTCAAGTATTGCGTAGCAAGTCTGTTGATAGTTTTAAGTGATTGATCCAGCTCTTCCT